GGCCCTCCAAAGAAGCCAAAAAAACCTAGAAAGAAAAAACCAAGATACATGAACTTGAAAAGGAAATGATGGGAGCAGGATTCAAAACAGGCTTTAAGATGAAAAGGAGGAAATGGAGTCAGAGATTCAAAAAACCTCGCTACAGAATCCCTTTTGATCTTGAAAAAAGAGAACTCCAAAAAGAAGGTCGTAACTTTCAAAAAGCTGGTTTTCCTTCTTTTGTTGAATATATCAAGTTTTTAAAATCGCATTCTAAAAAAGAGCTTGAACTAGCTGTTTCTAAAGGGAAGCACCCCATAACAATTTCAAAGGAAGAGTGAGAAAGAAACGCTTAACATTCATCCGTAATGTTTACAAGAAAATATACACGCGCCCAAACGGATACACAGAAACAAAACTTTACGATCTTTATAAATGCGACTGCGGAAACGAGAAGATTGCTTGCAGGCAGTCAGTTCAAAGCAAGGCATCGAGAAGCACATGGTCGTGCGGTTGCCTGCGCGTTGAAAATATGAGAAGGCTGATCGCAAAGGGTTTGAATCGGAATCCTGGGAATCTTAGCAAGGCGGGAAAAACACCGCATAACAAAGGCAAGGTCGCAATTTATCTTGATGGAAGAAAGAAGTTTGTAACAAAGCAAGAAGCTGATCGGATTCTCAGTGATTTATATTATGGGAATTAAGAAGATTGAAGCGTTTCTGCCTTATCCTCCTGCGCTGAATCATATTTGGAGAATGCATAATAATTCAATTTATCTTTCTCCTGAAGCACGCAAGTACAAAGACCATGTGCGTGATGTTCTAGCATGGGAAGGCGATTGTATCTGGAAGTCTGAGATGCTAGCGCTGCATGTCGTTTCCTATCCTCCAGATCGGCGCACGCGTGATATTGATGGAATCCTGAAAGCGCTCTTAGATGCTATTCCATCAGGCGTAGGTGGAATCTGGGCTGATGATTCTCAAATTGCTGAATTATCGGTGCTAAGGAAATACGAAGAAGGAATGCGCGGGTGCGTGTTTGTTTCGATTAGTAAATGCCGAAAGCGTGGAGTTAAAAAGTTATGACTTGGGTAGATAACAAAAATTACAAATATGAAAGGGATAAAAAACAAATTATGGAATGCTGGCATTGTAGAACAGAGCTTATTTGGGGTGGCGATCATGATATTGACGAAGAAGAAGAATCTGAATATCTGATTGTTACTAATTTATCCTGTCCTAAATGCAGAAGTTATTTTGAGGTTTATTACCCAAAGGAAACTGATGAAACCAATTGAAACAGGAGTGCTTGAACTTGGGCAGCCGTTAAAAGATTACATTGATCGTCACCTTGATGTCATTACAGAAAGCGTGTGGTTTCATGAATTGGTTGAATCAAAAGTAAAAGCGCAGTTAGAACCATTTATTGCTCAATTCGACAAACATTATGAAGAACACAAATGCGAAAAAAGCGATGAATGATTACGATCCAGTAGCGCGCGACATTTGGCTGACGACTGAACCAGAGCTTCCGTACCTTTGTCATATATGCAGTGATGAAGTTGGCGAAGAAGACGAATATCAAGGCACTTATATATGCGATAAATGCCTCAGAAAATACTCAGAAAGCACGGAGAGCAATGAAAAAGACTAATGGGAGGTTCCCACTGGAAATGCTATACGATAAGCGTTTAGATGCGAATGATCGCTTTATCGGTATTTGTGCCTATTCATTCGCAAACTGGCGCACAGGCGAAGCCTATTTTTCTATGAAGGGTTTGTGCCTGCGTGCTGGGATTAAAGACCAGAGGACAGTGCGAGCGCGCTTGAAGAATCTGGAAAAGCACGGCTGGATCAAGATTGATATCCGACCAGGAAAGCGCTCGCTTTATACACTACGACCCCTGACAGCAGATGAGGGGGCCATAGAAGAACATGGTATAGAAAGAAATGCTACTACACACACACGCAGCAAGCTTATAGCTAGAGATCTAGATAGCACTAGCTGCGCGCGCGAGAAAGAAAATCATGGAAGATCAGGAATTAATGGATTTCACGAACAAGCTTCTAGCGAAGTTCAACCTTTATCGAAGCAGGAAGCAGGAGATATCCGAAGAGCTACGGAACGAATGGACGGAGATGCTGGCGAAATTGTTGCAAGGTTTTGGCGCGCCTGAAATATTGCGCTCCGCAGATTCATGCGTAATGCGCTTGGGTCATTTTCCTACACCAGCCGATCTTTATCGCTTCATGCCGAAGCAGAGCGAGCTAGCATGGAATGAACGAGAGTTGCCAGAGTATCGGAATGCAATCTTTGCGTATTCTAGTTTTTGCAGGGAAACGTACCGAGGATTGGATGCACGCGCTCAAGGGCAGATCAATGATGTCATTCTCCTAGCGAAGACTAAGAACGTGAATCCGAAAGATGCCTTGAGCGGTGTTTTTAAATACTTGCTAAAGCCCGAACTGCTGGCCGATAAGAGTGCCTTTGATGCTCCCAAGCAGGCGCATGTTGAAAGCTAGCAGGCGCGGGACTTCTCGCAGTCCGCTCTCGTATCGCCAAACCGAGTGCGGGCGCACACCGATTAAATCTGCTAGCTCCGTCTGCTGAAGCCCTAAGATGTCTTCTCGTATGTGTTTGAATTGCTTTGCTTCCATTGGATCGGGCGGATCAAAAGCTTTTTGTTTAAGTCTCATAGCTCGCCGTAGTAAAGGATGGTTTTAATTAACTCGATGTTTTCATCGTCATTTTTAGGAATCTTATAAATATAAACATCACTAGGCTTGCGCATGGTTTTCCTAGATTTTTCTCTAGCTTCTTCCAGCGTGTCGCAACTAGATTGCCAGTAAGTTTTTCCGTTATGTAATTTAACAGTCAGTGCTTGGTATCTATACATTTGTCATTCTCCGAATATTGGTTTATGATATTTGTTCCTTCCTGTCATTCTCCGATTAGGTAGGAACCCGCGCGCTAGCCAGCTTGCGGCCGTGCTAGCGCGCACCTGTTACTCTTTAGCAAGTTGATTTATATGACTCCTTTCGGAAAAGCGTTACATCGTTGTGGTTTGTCTTGCCAATTACATTTTAGATTCCATCCTTCATTTGAGTTAACCTTACACGCTGAACAAGGGAGTAAATTTTTATGTCCACAATCCAAACATGAAGACTTCCCATCTAGCTTGATTTCATTTTCATGAAGACAAACAGGGCAACACTCGTATGTTGTGTCACCATCCCAATCATGAAAAAAGTAGTTGTCATTTCTCATTCTTCTTTTCCTGATTTAATCTCGTTAATGATTTCTAGCACACTCTCAAGGGCTTCAATTCGGCCCTCGTAAATGTGTTCCGCGTTGCTTTCCTCTTCCAAGTCCTGAAACTTTTTAAGGCTTCTTCTGTCTGATTTTAAAATCGCATTAATGCGTACAGTTAATTCTTGCATTGTCATTCTCCGATAGTGCGCCCCCCGAAGGGGGCAGATTGATTATTTGCGATTAAAACGCGTTTCAAATGCTATCGCGCTTTGAACATCACGGAAAAAGCGCATGCACTGGTGATCGTTATCATGCCAAGGCTTCACGCACTCGCATTTGGTTGTATGGTCAATTAAAACCATATACTCCAGCGTTTCATCATGCTGACCAAATAGCATAGCTTTTGGCTTGGCTTGTTTTAATAAGACAGAGTGCAAGGTTTCGCGCGTAATCGTGCGCGCCTGCGCATCGGCCTGCATGTTTAAAGCATTCATGCGACCTCTTTTTCAATAGATTGAGCAAGCGCTAAGTCTCCTAGCACTTTCGCGATCTTGAGCGCTCTTTCTTTCTTCAGGTGGCGCGCTTCAACAGATATTCCAGAGCTATCAACTCTAAAGATCACGCGGTCTGAAGTCTCATCATCGAAATATAAAACGCCCTCCCAATGCGTTTGGTTATCGTCTTGCGTTCCATAAGCCTTGACAAGGCCATTAGTTGCATTGAGAAGATCATCAATTGACTGCCTCTTAGCATCTATTGCATTGCGGTAGCTTTGAACGATTTCTAGCGATCTCTGATAATAGACCATGTAACGATCTTTGAAGCGCTTCTCGATTTCGCGCGCTATCCGTTCAGGTGCTTTTTTGACTGAAGCGTTCATTTCAACACGCTTTTCAGAATAGCGGTAAGGATCAGCGGGTGTGTCCCATCGGCCCCCTTCGCCCTTTTTCCTGCGCGGAAAAGAACTAGAAACATGCAGGGTGTCTTTACGATCCCAGCCTGGTTTTATTGTGAACGTGACAGGCTCGCTCTTATGCCATGTTCCTGTTGGCACGCGCACTGTATAAAACCAGGCTTCAGGATCATCAAAATTATCAATGCTTGCGCCAAGATTCTCGGCAACTTGCTTGATGAGTGTTCTTGTTTCTTCGTCTATTCTTGCCATAGGTCATTCTCCTTTTAAGGCATTGATTAACGCGCACCTTGCGGATGCGCGAGTGCTTGCTTGAGTGCTAGCACCAGCGGAGGCCCCCGCGAGGCCCCCTGAGCTACTAGCGCGCTACTCCTATTTTAATTCCTCTATAGTTTCGTTCGCGTACTGATCCACGTTGAAGCCTTCTTCCTCATCTACTGCTGAAGGTGAATAAAGTTCTATAGAGAAATATTCTGGCTCCAGTTCTTCTAGCATGCGTTTGTAAACACGTTGAGCGTTTTTATAGTCTCTGAAAGCCATAACATCAGTCCCGTAGTGCCCTTCACAGACTATTATTTTAAGATCGTTTTTAATTTTCATATTTTCCTTTTTAATTTAAGAGTGAATCGAGCGGAGTGCTTGCTTCAGTGCTAGCGCTTTGCTCGTCTTCATCGAACATGCCTAGCAACTGTTGGCGCTTTTTGTAATAACCTAGTAAGCCGTTGATAAGTTCTCCGATTAACTCCGCATAAAACTTCATTTTTATTTCTTCATTCTCTTCGATGCTAGCACCAAGCGAGTCTGGAAGCGTTGCCCCGAATTGCCCATGTAGCTCTTCAATGAGTTGATGCGGACGGCTTTCAACGTACGCCTTGAATGAATCAAAAATATTTCTATCACTCTCATCATTTTCTAGCATCCAGCGTTCAAACTCGCGTTTCAACCATGCAAGCGGATTCTTGACAAGCCAACGGCTTTGAATGAAAACGGCTTCTTCTCCATGTTCATGTTCGATAATTAATTTGTTCCAGCCCTCACCATTTAAGTGTAGATGCTGGATGATATATTGGTCTTTTGAGTTGCTTGATTTACTCATAAGTCATTCTCCTAATGAATGTTTAAAATACGCGCTCTTGCGAAGCGCTAGCACTGCCATGATTGACAAATACCAGCCAAGGCACGCGCTCGCTTGCGCATGCCTTGAAGCTATCAGCTAATCATTAAAGCGCGCTAGAACTTCATTGCAATGTGCCAGCGTGCCGTGGTCGCTTTCAAAGTGATCATCTTTAACACAAATGACTATCTCATCTTCTGTTTCAGCTTTCATGCGCGTTGTACTACCATATCCGCGAGACTGCTTCTTTTCTGGAACATCTCGCTCATACAATGCAAACCAAAAACGTCTTAGCGCGCTTGGATGCATTGACCAAAAAGCTAGCGAATTTAAATCCAAAGGCTGATCCGCTGGTTTTAATAATGTTTTCCATTGACCATTAAACTTGCTACCAGTGCTAGTTTGGCAAACTTCAACCTCAACGCGATAACCAGCGCCTTCAAGCGCGTCTGCTATCATAAGAACACAAGCGCCAACTCTAGGAAAAACATCATTAGAAGTGAAAGCGCTTGCGCAAATATCAAGAGTGATTTTTTGAACCTTGTTTGCTGGCTTGTCAGTATAATCAAACTGATATTCAACCATGTTTTCAGGTTCACCCTCTAAGAATCTAGCAACGTCACATTCATCGCCTGCAACATCAAAAAAAGGCGCTGGATCTAAGCTTTTGCATGAGCCAGCAAATGAGATATCTTTTTTAGATTCAATCAAGCGCTTGCGCCCTTCAGCCCATCCTTGAGTTGCTAGCTTGCTAGCTTCTTCATAGTTTTCTGTACCAGTGAAATCTTCATCGCCATGCCTTGATCCTTTATGTCCGTTATACCCTTCAGGATATGGTTGATTTGCGCGCGCTACTAATGAACTGATTGAATCGTAATAGAATGTTTTCATGATTATTAAACTCCTGATTCTGCTTTGATCATTGAAACCTGATCTTCTGAAAGACCGCGCCACAAAAGCATTGAATCAAGATGATCCAAACCAATGCCAGCCTGACAAAGCTTAATTCCATTACGAACAGCGCGCCCCACAACGTGCCTTACTTGAAGCTTATCAACTGCATGCCTGACTTTAGTTGCGCGCTCAAACCATGCTTCGGGTGTTACTTCTCCGCCCTGCATGATATCGAACTTAGGCGCGCTCTTTTTCAAGCCAGCTTCCATTGCTTCGATACTTTCATCATATCCCCAGTCAATGAAAGCAAATCTGTCTAGTGTTGCGGAGTCTAATTGATTCCTTCCAACGTATTGCCTGTTAGCGCCTTGTCCGTATGTGTTCGCGCAAGCAATAAAGATGAAATCATCATGTCTTTCTTTCATGCCTTCAGGAGTTGCCATCATGCCGTTAGCTGTTGCCATATTAATGCCTGTTAGCGCTCCAGCATTTCCAGCATCTAGCTCATCACCTAAGCAAACTCCACCAAAGGTAAATTGCCTGACTAACGCGGTTGAATGATAATTTCCGTTAGCATCCTTGTAGCCGAATAAATCCGCCTTGCTAGTCATTGGAGAAACTGAAAAAGCATCAAAGCTTAATTGAAGCGCTTCTGCTAGGCTCTTGCTCGCGTGAGTTTTGCCAGTGCCAGCAGGCCCTACTAGCATTGGATTTACTCCAGTGCTAGCAACTTTTAAAAGAAGTTCAAACTTGAAGTGCTGTCGATCAATCTTAACGCTTACGCGCTCTTTATTTTCAATAATGATTTTACCGTTAGCACTACTATTCTTCTCAATTAGCTCTTGAACTTGATCTTCATCAAGCTTTTGCTCCATATAAGGCTGGATAGCTTGCGCGATAGCTTGCGCTAGTGGATCAGTGCTAGCAGGCGCTTCAGGCTCTTCTGGCTCTTGCTCTTGCTCTTGCGCGCTTTCAAACTGTTTATCTAATTCTTTTTTACGCGCTTTCATTTCAGCTACTTTCTGTTTTAAATCAGGCTCACTAGCATCTTGCTCGCACTCTTCATCATCTTTATTCTCTTGCTCATCTTGCTTGTTCTCACCTTCAATCAATCCGCTTGTATCTAGCTCACCCTTGTCAATGACTGTAAGCAAAGTCTTCGCAACTTCATTCTGTTGCGCTTCAATGATCCATTCAACGAGCTGCGCTTTATTGGCTCGCTCGCGCTCGTTGCCAGTTGCGCAAGACAACTCTCTTGCTATTTGTCTCAACTGCTTAACTGTTTTCTCGTTTAATTGCGGTATTGAATACATATTGATAACTCCGATTAGGATTATTGTTAAGCGCTTGCGGGCGCTCGTTGCAGTGTTTGCAACTGTTGATAAGCTTATCATGTGCCTTATGGCATTGTAAAGCTTTTTTATAACTTTTTTTATAAACGCAATACTTTAGCTATGCGAGCCAGACTTGTGCGTTGCTATTGCTTGCGGTTGATGGTTCGTGGATGAATGCGCGCGCAGTTGCTTGCTAAACCTTTTTACTCTAGCGCTCTTCTAGCACTGGCTAGCGTGCTTTATCTCATCACTACGGCCTATTGATCCGCGAGCATGCTAGATGTTGCAGTCTTGTTTTATCATGAGCGCATCAAAGAGCGCATTAAATAGCCTAATTGACAAGCTAGCAGTGGATGAAGTATCTCATGAGCATGAACAAGAAAATAGGAATGCTAGCCAGCCCAGCCCAGCCCAGCGAGCCAAGCCAGCCAGCCAGTGCCAGCCCAGAGAATAAAGGAACGGAAACAAGGCTCCCGCGAGGGGCGATGGGGGGGCTCCACAAAAGCCGAGCCGCGATGTTGCAGGTAGTCTCACCCCCACATTTGGGAGCTAAAAACCATCTACCTCCACACGCACGCGCAGCAAGTTAACGGATGAGCAAATGGATTTAAGTGAAATAGCAAAGCAGTTGGAGAGGATTGCAGAGGCTTTAGAGCAGCAAAACTTTGCAGCCTATGCGATTGATGCAGATGGGAATTATTCAGAGGATTTTTATCAGATTTTAATAGAGAACAGGGTTAGAGAGGAACGTGAAGCAAATGCAAGGTTAGAGTTAGAGAGGTTTGATAAAGATGGATCTTAATCGTATATATGCTTATGTCGAGATCACCTAAGAAGTCGGAGCGCAATAGCACGCAAGTTTTAGAGGCAGCGATGGAGATGTCGCCTGCTGACAAGAACTTTTTAATGAATCCGAATGATCGCGCGAAGATGCAGAAGATGAAGCGCTCAGTTGAGGATCAGGTGGTAACGAATCTAAGTTTAAGCTCAAAGGAGATGTTGGATAACATTTACTCGCTCGCAAAGAATGCAGAGAGCGAGAGTGTGCGTTTAAAGGCGAGCATGGATTGGTTGGATCGCGCAGGGTTCAAGCCTGTTGAGAAGGTTCAGCATTCGACTGTTGCGCGCTCGTTGGAACAGATTGAAGCAGAGTTAGTGTCAATGTTGGGGCGTGATACAGCGGATTTGCTGATAGGCAAGCGCAAGATTGTAAACAGGCAGGATGTTGCAGAAGCGGAGGTGGTGAATTAATGCCGTCAGGAAGGGAAACAATAGGGCGCAGACAGCGCTTGCGCGGAAAAGAGCATCTTTGGTTAGACACAGGCGGTTTTTCTGGTGGAGTACTAATAGACGAGTACGCAAACAGATATGATCGAGCTTTTGATAAAGTTTACGAGCATTCTGACACTAAGGAGGTTTCTGATGCACCATTAATAATGCAGCATGAATATTATGCAGCGAGAGAAGGGTATTATAAACACTCTCCTATGCATAAGAGGATGCGTTTAGACGATTCGATCTATACGAACAACCCTAAAGGCGCAGAAGAACAGATAGCACGCGAAACGGACTTCTCTATTCGTGCTGAGCGCGCTAGAGCGTGGTTTAGTATCATGGAGAGAATTGCCCGATTCCGAGGTGAAACGAGGTCTCCGACAGTTTTAACACTACCAGGAGAGTAAATTGAAGCAAGTCTTCCACAACTGGATCAAGCGTTTCAGGACGAAAGCGAAGCCTGCGAAGAAGATATACAAGCGCGCAGACAATAAGCGCGCGTGCAGGGAGAGTAATGATACTTGATCGAGCTTCGGGTGCGCTGACAGATGATAGTGTGCGGGATCAGGTAGCAACGCTTTTAGCGGAGCGTGCGGAGATCATAGAAACGAATAAGTTGACTGCGTATGCGCCTTATGATTATCAGCGCAAGTTTCATGCAGCATTAGATGAGACAGGCGCACCAGCGCGCCAGAGGATGCTAATGGCTGCGAACAAAGTTGGTAAGACTTTTTGTGGTGCAATAGAGATGGCATACCATTTGACAGGTCTTTATCCAGATTGGTGGAAAGGAATAAGGTTTGACCGCGCAATTCTAGCATGGGCTGCTGGGAACACTGCATACAACAGTCGCGATATTGTCCAGGCCGAATTATTGGGTGAGCCTGGAGATCCTGAAGATTATGGTAAGGGTGCGCTGCCGCGTGAGTTGATAGTGCGCACAGATCGAAGTCCAGGTATTCCGAATGGTCTGTCAGCAATTGTGGTGAAGCATATTTCTGGAAAGAACAGCAAACTTTTTCTAAAAGCTTACGAGCAAGGCAAGCAGGCATGGATGGGAAAAGCCGTTGATGTGTGCTGGCTTGATGAGGAACCACCACAGGATATTTACTCACAAACACTCAGGGCGACACTGAAAACTGGTGGAATTACTTATATGACTTTTACACCAGAATCGGGTGTTACAGATGTTGTCAGCCAGTTCATGAATGAGATTCGTCCTGGTCAGTCGCTTTTTCATGCAACATGGGATGATGCAGAGCATTTGGATGATACGATCAAAGAAGAGATATTATCAGCGCTTCCTCCGCATGAGCGGGAGATGCGTTCAAAAGGGATTCCTATACTTGGGAGTGGTCTTGTATTTCCTGTTCCAGAAGATCAGATCGTTGTCCCAAGCTTTACGATTCCAACGCATTGGGCGCGCATTAATGGGATTGATTTCGGGTGGGATCACCCTTCTGCTGTTGCTTTTCTTGCTCATGATCGTGATAACGATGTTGTTTATATCGTGGATGCACACAGTCAGTCAGCCGCTACTCCAGTGGTTCACGCGCAGGCTATCAAGGATCGTGGACAGTGGATACCGACTGCATGGCCTCATGACGGAATGCAGGCAGACAAAGGCAGCGGCACTCCGCTGGCGGCTCAATACCGCCGTTTGGGGGTTGAGATGCTGGGTTCGCACTTTGAAAACCCTGATGGGGGGATAACAGTAGAACCTGGAATTATGGAGATGCTAACGCGCTTACAGTCTGGTCGTTTAAAAGTATTCAACCATCTTAGCATGTGGCTTCAGGAGTACCGCCAGTATCATCGTCAGGATGGGAAGATTGTAAAGAAGCATGATGATCTTATGAGTGCAACACGCTACGCGTTAATGTCGCTTCGATATGCGCGCACGCTTTCGTTTGAACCGAAGCCTGAGTTCGCTATTGGGGCGCAGGATTGGCAACCTTTTGAAACACAACTGGCATCATGAGCTTACTAACCAAAATCTATGATCTGAAGTCGAAGTATAAGACTGCTTCAGGAAACATTGCTAGAGAGCGCGCGCTTATTCAGGGGCTTAACCCTAAGATGAGTGCAGCAGCAAAATCTTTTAAAGCAGCAGATACCACTTATAAGTCAGGAATCCAGAGCTACTTGGATACTTATGATACAACAGGAGTTGATACAAGCGCATCTGATTTTGATTACGGAAAAATTGATTGGACAGGAATACAAAACGCGTATGGAGATAAGCTGATAGAAGATTTTAAGGATTATGAGCATGCAGGAACTTATGCCAGGATTTCGACAGATATTGAATCAATGGGAAGAGGTAATGTGCAGGAACTTGTTTCATTAAACGATCAAATGGCAGGAGTCAGCAATTGGGCGAATTTTCTAAAAGCAGAAGCTTACTGGAAGCAGACTGTTACTGATCCATTATCAAAGATGACAGGAACCGATTGGACTGAACTTGAAGAAAAAGGAAAGACTTATACAACTTCTTTTGAGACTTATTCTGGCTACAAGGATGATATAGAAGAAGCCAATCAGCGGATGCTGGGTTATGGAGCTTCGCAGCAGGAAATTCAAGGGATGCTAACCAATACACAGCAAATGTATGGATTGTCAATAGAACAACGAAAAACAGGCACGCGCGGGAGTGCGCGCAGGCGTTCAATGCTAACCAGCCGATCAGGCTACGCATAAGGAGAAATTATGTTGAACATATTTCAAAGTTTCGGTAATTGGGCTAGCGGTCAATTGGGGTTGCAAGACCAATGGGATAAAAGCGGTTTCCAAGATGCTTGGGGTGGTGGTAATTGGAGAGATCGCGTTAAAACTACTTTACCGTCAGCAACTCAGTTGCCTACGGCGTTGAAAAACCCTTCATTGCCAAATGATAGAAACATGTTGTCGGTTGCTGGTGATATTGCTGTTAATAAAATATGGATGCCTGCTTTTGCTACTGAAGGTTCTGGTTTTCACAGGTTAGCTACTAATCTTTCTGAAACAGGAAAATCCATAGGCCAAACAGTTCAATATCCTCAGCAAACATGGGATCAATGGGGTGCAGAATGGACACGAATGACTCAGGGCGGGCCATCAGATAGTGATGATGATAATTATGTCCCTCCTTCACCTTCTGGCAATGAAGGAATAACTGGTAGTGAAACAGGTGGAAGTTCTAACACCGCAGAAGAAGAGCGCGCACGTTTAGATGCAATTCGGAGAATGCTAGCAGGAAGATATGGGCGTGCAGAAACAAATCTCACAGGCGGATCAGGATATGGTTCAGGCGAGTCAAGAGGTTTAGGTGGCTACTGAACAAACCGAGCGTGATTTTGTCACGGAGCTAGTTCAGGAGTTTCAGGAGCTAGAATCAGATCGTCATAATTGGGAAAGTTACTGGCAGCAAGTTGCCGAGTATATGATTCCAAGGCGCGCTGATTTTATTTCAAATTACTCTCCAGGTGAGAAGCGCCGTTCCAAGATATTTGAAGGAACAGGCGTGCGTGCGCTTACGCGGTTTGCAAGTGGTATTCACAACACGCTCACCAATGCTAGCATGCCTTGGTTTCGACTTTCCGTGGAACGTGAACTGATGCAGGACAGGCAAGTGCAATTGTGGCTTGAAGAAGCACAACGGCGCGCTGCCGAGATGTTCAACAAACCAGAAGCAAACTTTCATCCTGCCGCACACGAATATTACAGTGATCTTGGTGCGTTCGGATCTGGTGTGATGTTGGTTCATGACCAGCCTGGAGTTGGGCCGATGTTTAGAACATTTCATCTAGCAGAATGTTTTCTTCAAGTGAACTATCTGGGGCGCGTTGATACAGTCTTCCGCAAGGTTAAGATGACTGCAAAGCAGCTTGTTGAAGAGTTTGGAATGGAAGCAGTTGCAGAGAGTGTGCGCAAAGCGTTCACAGAAGGAAAGCAGTACACGAAATATGATTGTGTTCATGTTGTAAAACCGCGTAAGGAGCGCGCATACGGACAAGCAGGCGCAGATAATATGCCTTACATGAGCGTGTATATATGCCCTTATGATGAAAAGCATGTTGTCAATGTTTCAGGTTATGAGTCCTTTCCATACGTTTGCAGTAGATGGGAAAGAAACAGTCAAGAAATATATGGGCGCGGGCCAGGAATTGAAGCACTCGCAGACGTTAAGATGTGCAATAAAATGGAGGAATTGGGACTGAAGGCTCTTGCCAAGATGACTGATCCACCACTGATGGTTCCTGATGATGGTTTCCTGTCTCCGATACGGACAACGCCTGGAGGATTAAACTTCTTCCGTGCAGGACTTTCACCAAATGACAGAATCATTCCACTGGAAACGCGCGGGCGACCTGATCTCAACGAGAATAAAATGGCAATGGTCAAAGATTCGATCAATAAAGCCTTTTATTTAGACATGCTGGAATTGCCTGGGCCTGTTGCACCCGATGGTGATGTTCTCAGATTCAGTGCAACCGAAGTCAATCAGCGCCAGCGGGATCGGCTTTCGATTCTAGGGCCGATTGTAGCAAGGCAGGAAGTAGAATTTCTTGGGCCGCTTGTGGAGCGCACGCTGAACATCATGATTAAAAACGGCATGATGCCAGAACCTCCAGAAGCCCTCATTGAAGCAAACTTCAATATTGAATACACCAATCCAGTTGGAATCTCGATGCGCACAGGCGAGTTGACATCCATAAACACGCTGATGCAATTCTTGACACCAATGGCGCAGATCGACCCGAATATCCTGCGAAGGCTTGATATTGGTCGGGTTGCAACGCTAGCAGCAGAGATCCTTCGTGTTCCTCCAAGTGTGTTTAAGACAGATCAGGAGATGCAGGAAGAGATGGAAGCTGAAGCAGAACAAATGGCACGCCAGCAACAGCTTCAGGAACAGATGGCAGTTGCACAGGCAAATAACCTTATTTCAATGGCTGAGCGTAATCGGTCACAAGCAACACTAGCAGATGCTAAAGCGGCAGGAGAAGGAGCGTAAAGCTCTTTTTGAAAGAGTTTTTGAAACAGAAGATGGTAAACGTGTGCTGGAAGATTTGTGCGTGCGTAACTTCATCTTCTCGCCGTGTATAGTCCCTGGCGATCCATACTATACACATTACAACGATGGCAGGCGGTCAGTAATTGCTGATCTTCTAAGCTATCTTAATATTAGCACTTCAGAACTGGAACGCATGGAGCGAGAATCCTATGAGCGAAGAAGCAACGAGTACGACAACGAATACTGAAGTACCACAGGAACCTAGCACCATTTTAGGTGGTGGAGGTGAACCCCAAGGTGCTGCATCAAACCTAGCATTCAATCCTGACAGTCTTCCAGGCGAGCTTGCAAACGAGCCGAGCCTGAGAAATTTTGACAGCATCGAAAAGCTAGCAAAATCATACGTTCATGCTGTTCGCAAGCTGGGCGCACCTGGAGAAGAATTGGTGCGTGTCAACGGCGAAGCAGACAAGGACGAAATATACAATCGACTTGGGCGACCTGAAGATCCAGGGGGTTACGAGTTCGATGGTGAAGTGCCAGACCACTTCCGCGAAGCATCTCACAAGATTGGCCTTAACAAAGACCAAGCGCGCGATCTTCTAGGTTATATTTCCGACCAGAATAAGCAGCATTCCGAGAGCATGCGCGATAACTATGAAAAGGAACAAGTCAACTATCAGCAATCTCTTCAGAAGGAATTTGGAGATGATTACGGCAAAAACGTGGAGCTAGCACGGCGCGCGTTTCTCCAGTACGGAGATGCTGAGACTGTCAAGTTTCTGGAAGAAAGCGGTCTTGGAAATCATCCAGGTTTGATAAAAACTTTCAGCAGAATTGGAAAATCCTTGTCTGAAGATAACTCTTTGCTCCCAGGTGCGGGCGAGAACCTTGGCGGGATGACTCCTGTTTCTGCGCAATCACGGCTTTCTGAATTGCGTGCCGACACTGACTTTATGCAGGCTTATAATGATGCATATCATCCAAAGCATTCTGAAGCAGTAAAACGCATGACCGATTTATATCAATATATGCACTAGCATTAAGATGATATAATTTAATAAAACGATTTCATCCACCTTGCTTGTCAGCAAAGCTTGAGGATAACGCGCGAGCGCCCAGGTAGCTAGCAGGCTGGAACCCCACTGTTCGGGATAACTCCAAATTTGTGCAAGGGATTTGAACCTTTGACATTGGAGTTATTCTATGTCCACGCAGATAACAACTGCGTTTACCAAACAATATGCCGATAATGTTTCGCTGCTTGTGCAGCAACAAGGCAGTCGTTTGCGTAACGCTGTCAGACTTGAAGCTGGCAAACGTGGCGAAGAAGTTTTCATGGAAAGAATTGGTTCTACAACTGCACAAGTTGTAACCAGCCGACATGCAGACTCTCCGCTGATTGATACCCCGCATGACCGCAGGCGAGTAACGCCAGTGAGTTACGATTGGGGCGATATGATAGACGATGCGGACAAAGTTCGCATGCTGATAGATCCTACATCTCCTTATGCTGTCAACGCAGCTTATGCGATGGGAAGGGCTATCGACTCAAAAGTCATCGAACAGGCACTTGGGACTGCTTACACTGGAAAAACTGGAACAGGATCACAAGCTTTAGGCTCAGGCCAAAAGGTTGCTGTCGATTTCCATACTTATGATGGTGGAAGCGGAGATGTCGGATTAACCATTGGTAAACTTCTGGAAGCACGCAGAATCTTAGGGGCGGGCGAAGCAGATGATTACGATATGGGCGGACGACCCAATATGTTCCTGGTCGCAAATGCTAAGCAGCTAGCAAAGCTTATGGCTGATTCCAGTTTTGCTCACTCAGCAGCAGCGGGTGGAGTCAATGCTGTGAGCGCAGACTATAATAGTGTGCGTGCGCTGGTAGCTGGTGAGATCAATACCTTCATGGGCTTTCAGTTCATCAGGTCTGAACTTATCACTACAGATAGTTCTAGCGATGACCAAGTGATTGCTTTTCATCGTGATGGACTTGGCCTTTGTATTTGGGATGATATTCGCGCGAGGATTACCGAGCGTGCTGACAAGCGTTTCTCTACATACGTTTATTTTTCGATGACCATCGGATCGGTGAGATTGGAAGAAGAGCGCGTTGTTGAGATTGCTTGCGATCCTTCTTAACCCCTAGCCACTAAGGAGTCTTATGGCAAATAAGTTTGGTGTTAATTACACCGCGCAAGACCCTGTTGGTGCTGGAGTCACTGATGGCACTGTTCCTGCCGCAGTTGATGTAGCCGAATGGGGTGGGCGAGTTCGTGTGTGCTATGACAGCTTTACGGCAAGTGGAGCAACTGGCACAACTGATGTCCTTTATCTGGGAAAAGTCCCAGCAAATGCGACACTGCTTTATGGTGTACTCCAGCATAACAACACAGGTTCTTCCACTTATGCTATTACAGTGGGAGCAACTACGATGCGTGCAGCTGCTACGGCAACCATTAGCGTAGCTCATATTTTTGGAGCAACTGCTGCTGGAACAAAAACCACAGCATTGTCGGATGTGAAAGTCACTCTTGGAACTGCTGCATTAGCGGATACCAAGACAATCAAGTGTATGATTTATTACACAGTTGATTGAGCAACTAAATGGCATCTGTCGTTGATATTTGCAACATCGCCCTGAGTAATCTAGGCGATCAGAAGATATCCTCTTTATCGGATGCCAATGAGCGGGCGAGGCTCTGCAATCTCCGTTACAACGATGTGCGGGATGCGGTTCTTCGCTCACATCCCTGGTCTTGTGCTGTCACGCGCACGCAGCTAGCTCAATCGGATACTACGCCGACATGGGGCTTTGATTATGCGTATCCGCTGCCCAGCGATTGCTTGAGGGTGCTAGATGTTGAAGATTGGGACGAACCTTATCGAATTGAGAATGGTTCAATCGTCACCGATGCATCAAGTCTAAAGCTCAAATATATCAAGCAGATAACAGACCCGAATGAATTTGATTCGCTCATTATTCAGGCGCTAGGTTTGCGGCTCGCATCCGAAATTGCTGAGTCGCTTACTGGCCGCCCTGAGTTGCGCGATAATCTTTTTGGAAAGTATCAATCTGCGCTAGCAGAAGCACGCTCAGTAGACTCAGCAGAGCGCGCTTACGTTGACACACTCTGGAGTGATGTTTTTATTGAAGCGAGGCTCTAAATGGCGCGCGTTCAAAGCGTTCAAACCAGTTTTGCA